CTAACACTGGTACAGCACCTGGTGACGCTAATAACTACGTTATGACCGTTACTGCTGACGAGCCAGAAATGGCTTACGAGATCGACGCACTTACTTCTCTAAGCGGATTTACTATCACAACAGCCTAACACACAAAAAGGCTAACTTTAGGAACCGGGGTTAACGCCCCGGTTTCTTTTTGTCAGATGATTGAGTTTTTATATTTAGACATAAAAGGATCTTAAGTGATTACACTAACGCCAAATACAACCAATACATTCGTGATCTATGTAGACACCATAGACAACGAGGTACAGACATTCGGTGACTATTTTCTATTTGGATTTCAGAATGGGTTTACTAGAGAATGGACGTATGTAGTACCCACTGTATTAACCCGCAATACGAGATACCTTAAGTTCGAAATTACGGTAACCCCCAACACGGTAGACGACCCGTTAAATGGTTCAGTATATTTAGCTCCATCTGGTAACTGGGACTATAAACTATGGAACACCCAGACAGCAACGCTTAACCCCGCATCTGGTGATTTACTAGACGAGGGTCAGATGTCTCTAGAAGACTTAACCCCGGCCGAGGTTACCTTTACCCCTTACATAAGTAACAACGAGAAATTATCTTCTTATGTCTACTACTCTGCTAATGGAGTTTGGAACACTACTCAAAACGTTTGGGATGCTTACCAAAAATTATGGCAGCAAGCTTAAAAATTATACTTTAAAAAAAATAACACGAATATGGCTAACCCCACTCCTCAAGAATCATGGAACTCTGACGTTGTACTAGAAGTTATAGCGAAAGAGCTACAGTACGCTAGCCCTAATAATGCTGAACTAATTACTCCCGGATCTGCTTTAGCCTCGGGCGTTACTAACTTCAGTCTATTGCTTTCAGCAGCTGCTACTGTTACCTGTACTCCTGTTGGTGCTACTGGCGCTATCGCTTTGTCGCTTCCTTCAGGATATAATCCTATCAGGGTCTCTAGCGTGACTACAGTTTCTACTGGCAGCGCCTGGGCACTTTACTAAAAAACTAAAACCCAATGCTGAATCTTAACCTTAACACTATAAGTACAATTTTAGGGGCACCAGCAGCGGGTCCCACGCCACCACCTATTCCGGTGGTTAATTTTAGTGCTTCTACTACAGGACCAAATGCTGGAGATACTGTAGATTTCACAGATCTTTCTACCAACTCACCAAATTCTTGGCTTTGGTCATTCCCTGGTGGTACACCATCTAGCTCTACTCTACAGAACCCGAAGATCACCTACGGTTCAACTGGATCTTACGATGTTACACTACAAGCTGGAAACACAGGCGGTACTGGTTCTCTAACTAAGTCCAACTACATCAACGTACAAGCAGCCTGGACCCCGGCAGACTTTAACAACGTGGTTTACTGGTGGAACACTAGCTACGGTGTTACCGAATCGGGCGGAGCAATTACAGCTTGGCAGGATGAATTGCTAGGTGAGACACTAACTAACTCTGGTGGTTCTGGTATGACCTACACGGCCACGGATCCACAGTTCAATAACCAGCCATCGCTTTATCAGGATACAACTAAGTCTACCCTTGTAAACAGTGGTCTTACATCTTACATCTGGCCAGATCCTTATGTAGACTATTGTCAGATCTACATTGTAAAACCAGAAACTAGCTCAGGTTGGGCTATAGTCGGTGGTAACACTGCTATTAGCGGAGCAGGAGAATTGATAGCAGCTCAAGGTACAACCTCTGTTAGCAACGAATATGGGGCTTACACCTTTGCATCTGGTACTGGTACTGTAATAGATTCAGGCTTACCTATAAAGAACGAGCTGGCTTATCTCTTAGTTCAGAAAACCGCTGCTGGGAATATTGAGATTAAAGTTAGTAAGGACACAATCTTCAAAAGCTTTGCTCTTGGAGGTAGAGTTATAGATTCTAACCCATATAAGATAGAACTCGGGGGTTATACCAATTCACTGAAACCTAAAGGTTACATCTTAGAAGCTATCTACATAGACGGTATTCCTTCTAATGCAGAACTCACTAACTTAGCAACCTACATTAACAATAAGTACGGCCCGCTAAATGATCCTTGTCCTTCTACTTTGATTAGCACTACGGATCTTTGGTCTTACTACAAATTCGATACAGGTGGTACTGGTTTAACCCACGACTACTCAGGTCAGGGTTACACGCTAACTAACAACGGTGTCGGAGCTACAGCGGGTATCTTCAGCGGTGGTGCTAACTTCGACGGTACTGGTTATATGACTTCAGCAACCGATCTTGGTCTAGAGCCATTCTTAGGTTCAGTAGGTTGGACTCTTGCTACTTGGGTGTCTTTAAATGATCTTACTCAAAGTCAGACCATTTACCATAAAAGAAGGGTTTCTCCATCTCCCCAAGGTACAAAAGTACGACTTGATCCTCAATTAGGAGCTATTTTGGTTACTATGACAGGATACAGTATGAACTTTACCTACCCTGTTGGTAAATTTGTAGACGATAGCTGGCACCATGTAGCTGTTACCTGGGACGGAAGCAACGTCAGATGTTATGTTGACGGGGTTAATACCGGTACTACAGCAAGGTCTACCTACAATAACGCTACTACTATACCACTCAACATCGGTAGAGATGAAGTAAACAATAACCAGTATTTAGATGGTAGACTCGAAGAGTACATCATCTATCGTAACAGAGATATAGGCGCTACCGATATAGCAGCTCTAGCGGCAGGTACATGTCCACTAACAAATCCATAACAAGATGAGTATATTAGATTCTATAACAACACCAGAAGTCTTAGGGGTTACCGAAGGTATGTCCCAGGCAGAGATTAACGCCTACTTTGTAGCTCAGGGATATTCTGAGACTGGCCCGGACAGTTTTGAGAACGGACCATATAGGTATGAGACTACCCCGGAGCAGTTAAGTTATTTCTATGATGAATGGGTCTCCGTTATATTAAACGTGAGTATAGCAGATGAAGCTTACTTAGCTTACTGGATACAGAAAGAAATAGACGAGTCCCAAAATCAGCCAACGCTATAACCCTCCGTCTCATCTAGAGATGTCTCTATATAGCTAGGAACCGAGGTTAACGCCTCGGTTTCTTTTTGTGTACTGCTATTGTCAGAAATCCCATTTTTTATATTTAGAGAAAAACATCTAACCAGTGGATTTAACTAATACAAGAATACAGAATACCTACGGTGGAGTAATGAACGTGGGTGCTACTGGGTTTAACGAGAACTTTCAACGAATTACCGACGGTTTTGGTAACCCCATGCCTCTCGAGGCATCAACAAGCGGGGTTAACTTCACTGGGAATATTTACGTCAACGGTGTTACAGGTCTTATCGGATCTTCAGGTACCTCGGGTACTTCAGGTGTAAACGGTCCTACTGGCGCTACCGGTGCTACCGGACCACAAGGTGCAGACGGAATTTCGTCAGGTAAAAACTACTTCTTTAACATTCAAGAATACGGAGGGGTTACTGGATATCATCTACTAGGTACAACGCCAAATGGAAGGGATGAGGCTACACTAAATCTAACGTTACCCGGCGGGGCTACAGGTTACATCGATCTTTACATTACTGGAGAACTAGGATTTACCACTATCCCAGCGGGTGTACAAGATTTTAGTATCTTCCTGGAATTACCTACAGAAAACTCCGATATGGACGCCTACGTAGAATTAGAACTAGCTAACTCTGCCGGTGTAGGTTACGGAACTACTATTACGACCAATACCCAAAAGATAGGATGGGTAGAAGCAGGTGTACCTTTTAGAACAGAGCTTACAGCGGTGTTTAACCAGACCACTATCAATACTACGGATCGGATGATCGCTAGGATCGTGGTACACAACCAAGACGCTACCTCTAGGACAGCGACCTTGTATTCGCAAGGTAATTCTTTCTACTCTTTCGTCAATACCTCTATCGGGGTAACGACATCTAAGTTTGTGTCTAACGAAAACGACATCTATGCTAGTACAGCTGCTGTTCAATACGTTATTACACTAACACAAGCAGAGTATGACGCTATCGTATCTCCGCAAGCAAATACACTGTATGTCGTGATATGATAAAGCTTAACGCAGAAACGGTAACCAATCTTTATCTCGGCGGAGCGAATGTTCAGGCTGCCTGGCAAGGTGTAGTAAAGGTTTATCCAGCTACCGGAGCAACCGGCGGTTTACCCCCAGGTAGAAATGCTTACTATCAGTCTATTCTAAATATAGGCGCTCTAAATGGCTACACCTTACCTAGCCCGGCCCAGCAAGATCTACAAAATAACTTACTACAAGAACTAGTAAATCAAGGGATATGGGATAAACTGGATGTATTCTATGTCTTCGCCAACGACGGATCCAAAGAGTTTGGTAACCTAAACTGGAAAGATCCAGGAGCATATGAGTGTACTACTTCTGGTTCCCCGTTATGGACTGCTGACCAGGGATACACAGGTTTACCTGTTTCTACTACTTATGTAGACACAGGCTTTAATGTAGGAGCTACGAGCTCTAAATTCAGTAGTGGGGACGCCAGTTTATTTGCTTACGTGTACAACGATATACCTAACAATACCTACGGAGATATCGGACTGATAGAGCAACCCCCTTACACAGGAATACAATGGGGAGCAATTAACTCTAGAATGCCAGCGATAGGTGCTCTTAACAGCAGAGCAGAATACAACCTACTAGATACGTCAACTTATCCTTTCTGGACTTCGGATGTACCAACCTCTGTAGGTTTCTCCCATGTAGATAGATCTAACTCTACTCAGATTAAGTTCTACAAAAACGGTACACTGCTAAATACTAGATCGGCTACTCAGACAGCCATGCCTTCTACACTAACACTACAGTTCTTACGCGGTAGACTTGCCGCCGATTATTCAGCCAGGACGGTTTCGATAGGCGGTGTAGGTTCTTCGCTAACTACAGAGGCAAATGCCTTTTACACCGCTATAAATACTTATATGACTTCGATATGAATTTAGAAAATCAACAAATCAAAAACACCTACACAGGGGTACTTAATATCGGCGCTACAGGTATGAGTGATATCTGTGCAGAAGTAACAGATGGAGCTGGTAACAACCTAGGTATACAGGTGTGTAACTGCTGTACTAAGTTTACCAAGGCGAATATCTTCGCAGCAAATCTACCTGGCCCCTATACAAGCGACGCGGATTTTTATGGTAACTACTCTGGCGCTACAGCGGGTCAATTATACTTAATAACAAGCGGCGGCGTTACTAGCGTTACTGTAGCAGGAAATAACTAAAAATTATGATATACCAATTCAATACAGACTTCGTTCCAGATCTTACAGTACCTGAAATCTTCAAGGTGCGCGGTAAGAACTGGGTTTCCTTTGGTCAAGACAACCTATACCCACAATACATTACAGAGCTTTACAACAAGAGCGCTATCAACAGGACCTCTCTAATCTCTAAGCAACTTAATGTAGTGGGAGAAGGGCTAGAGACTACAGATCCACAGTACAACTACGTACTAAACAGAGCCAACGATATGGAAGGCTGGAACGATGTCTTCGATAAGTGCGCGCTGGATTACGAGATCTTCGGTGGTTTTGCTCTTAATGTTATCTGGACCCGCGATGGTAAGAATATCCACTCTTTCTATCACATCCCTTTTCAGGATGTCAGGTCAGGGGATTACGACATACAAGAGGATAAGGTAACACACTACTACTACTCTAGTGACTGGAAGAACTTCAGAAAGCATAAACCAGTCGCCTATCCTACATTTGATCCCAATACAGCGGAAGATCATCCTAACCAAATCCTGTACTACTACGATTACCAGCCCGGGTCTAAGTACTACCCGCTACCATCTTACTCAGGATCTTGCTCAGATATCGAAATAGATGTACAGGTTTCTACACTACATCTCAGCAACCTAGAAAACGGACTAAACCCATCTCTCTGGATTAACTTTAGAAATGGTATACCCGACAGTGACATGCAACAGCAGTTGTATCAAGAGATCGCTAACGGTTTTAGCGGAGTAGAAGCTACGGGTCGTTTCTTTGCTACGTTTAGTGACTCGGCCGAGACTGCTCCAGAGATTACCACAATAGAGTCAGCCAACGATGATTACTACGTTAACCTCGAGAATAGGATAACCACAAGGATCTTAACTGGTCACCGTATTACCTCCCCATTACTATTGGGTCTATACCACGAAGGAGGAGGTGGACTCGGATCAAATAAAGACGAGATCCTAACAGCTCACATGCACTTTACCCGCACCGTTATTCAGCCGGATCAGAAAGCGATGCTTAAGCCTTTCAATAGACTCCTTTGGTACCACGGCTATAATAGCACGCTGCAGATTAAACCGCTTGCTTTATTTCCTGAGGATAAGACTGGCGAGATAGACGAAACGGAAGCGATGGAATAATTATATTGCGGATATGGAAATTTGGAAAGACATAAAAGGATACGAAGGTTACCAGGTAAGTAACTATGGGCGGGTAAAAAGTCCTAACAAGATTCTCACTGCTACTCCTAAAGGTACTGGCTATTTTACGGTGAATATTGCTCAACAAAGAAAGTATATTCACAGGTTAGTAGCTGAAGCTTTTATACCTAATCCTGATAATCTACCCACGGTAGATCATATCAATAGAGATAAGTCGGACAGCTCTGCAAAAAATCTGAGATGGGCAACCCAAAAAACCCAGATAGAAAATCGCAGAGATATGAGTGGGGAGAAACATCCAAATTATAAATTCGACGAGTATGTGGTTAAAAAAATACTCAGACTTAAAAAAGCGGGATACAACGTAAGCGAAATCTCAAGAAAAACCGGAGCAAGCACACGTACCGTAATTAGAAAATTAGAAAAATATTATGCCGAATCCTCCAATCAGTAACCCAGAGGTTTTATTCATTAGTGAAGAAAAACTAAAAGCGTTTACGAGCATCAACTACAACCTGTCTCCGGACGATCTTGTACCTTTCGTATTCGACAGCCAGAACATTTATCTACAGAACCTAATAGGTGCTTCTTACAAGAATGCTCTAGAAGGCCGTATCTATGCTGGTACGACCACTACCCCTGACCAGACGTTATTGGATAACTTTATAGGTCCTTACCTTTGTAACTATGCACTCTATCTTGCTCTCCCCACCATTAAGTACCGCATCTACAACAAGGGCGTACTATCCGGTACCTCTGAAAATGCAGATACAGTTACGCTAGAGGAACTACAGTTTCTGATGACCTCGGTCAAGAATGTAGCAGAGAACTACGGTAGGCGTTTGCAGGAGTGGTTAAACTTCCACAGTTCAGATTACCCCGAATACGCTGCCCCGAATATCGAGGATGGACAACTGCCAGATAAAGCTAACAGCTACTCTAACAACCTAGTTATTCCCCACTATCCATATGCTGCTAACAAAAGACTAGCTCAGTGGACTCCAGGAAGGGGAAGACGAGGTGGTTACTACGGAGGTATAGACTGTTACAACCTACCTGATTCTAATTCATAATTATGGACAAGAAGTTAAAGCATAACCCAATTAAGTTAAGTAAGTCGTATGTCTCTAGCAGGCAGAACGAG